TATTGGACAATATGCCCAACCTTATAAAAGTCAATATAAAAAATTGGATTCATTACCTAAGTTTACCTTTCTCGATTCTCTTCAGTTCTCGTTCATGATATCGTTTAATAATTTCTCCTCCATATTCCATGAAGAATATGAAGAGAAATAATACTATAACAAATAAAATAGAAGCCAGATTATCACTCATTGTTGGTTAGTTTTCCAAAACACATTCATAAACATCAACGTCAAATGCATAAAGACTATTAAATTCCTTTGCTGGATACATTTTTCCGTCTTTTGGTGAAATATAATATTCCTCTAAGCTTACAGACGGACGGCCGTGCCTAAGAAACACAAACTTTGCTTTAATTTCTTGCCTGGTTTTCTTTTTTACAATAATTAATGGCTCTCTTGTTGCAGCCAAGTCTTTCTCTAGGAAGTTAATAATGACATATTTCCATGGGCTAATATAATCTTCACCGGGCACCGGGACTCTAAAATCAACGATATCATAATTTTTGCAGATATCCGCGATCTTACTCTTAATGTCTTCACCGTAAAGTTCTTGGTACGTGTATTCAATTGTACATGGCTTTAGCTTATCTAATGTTACAGTGTCATCCTTCTTTCCTGGTTCGTCTACATCAAACAACTCAACAATAAATCTAGGTGAGTTTAGTTTCGAACCATAACTAATTGTAAAATCCTTAGAAAGCCACGGTTCATTGTCTGTAGGGTAACGAAAGTCTACAATCTTAAATGACCGGCCATACTTCTTAACATAAAGGTCGAGTAATTCTGTTACAAGCTTTAAGAAGTGATCTCCAGTACTATAATAAATCCAATATGCTTTTGAAGAAGCACCATTTTCATAATAGGCACTTTCCATTAAATGCTTTTTATTCAGCCTATCGCTCTTGCTGTAATCGACAAAGTCCAATTCAGTATTCATAATATTATTATCCTTTCAATTAGTCGGAGGAATCTGCACCCGTAACGTAACCGCAGGTTACACACTCATAAACATGCCAGCAATTACCGTAATGCTTAATTCCTTTCTGTGCGCAATCAGAGGCTTTCAGTTCTCTGAAGGTATGGACACATTCAGCAAAGCTGAAGTAATGAACTTTACCCTTGCTGTAATCTCGACAAATTGCATAGCCTGTACCATCATGGAAAAAGTACAAGTAAGTACCACCAGTCAATAACCGAGTCAAAGCAACATCATTTGCAATATATATTTGGCGATACTCAATGCTTGTTGGAGCATAAACAAAGAAACTTGACTTTGCAAATTCCTCTTCCGTGATTTCCTTGAAATTTGGAGGAGCATCATTGAAACCACCAAACTTCTTTATATGTTCTGGATCAACTAAAACGTTTGTCAAATTAAACATATTATTGTTTCACTTTCTTTATTTTATGACCGTTTTCTTCTTTACCACACATACAGCAACCAAATCCAGTATATGTTTCATGAATAACATACTCGTGGTTTTTTGGCAAATAATGTTCTTCTGTTGGGTGCTCATCACCACATTTTTCACATTTCATATGGTGGACCGGGTGGGACTCGAACCCACAACCACCTGGTTAAAAGCCAGATGCTCTACCATTGAGCTACCAGTCCGAATTGCTTTCTCTCACTTACAATACTAGTATAACATACCAACTACTTGCTGTCAAGTAGTTTTTCGAAAAAAAGCTTTTTCTGAATAAGAGCCGTCAAACCAACCTTCTTCCCAATAAAGGTAATCCTTACTTAAAATTGGATATGGATTGAATCGAAGTGGAACAGATCCAAAGTAAGCCTGCTTACCTTCTTTATAGGCATACGTCTTTTCCACTTCGATTTTTTGTTCTTTTGGTTCCATTAGACAGCCAACGAATAGCTACTGATAATCTTATAGATAGCCCTATCACCCTTATGCTTGCTTGTTCCTTGCCAGACATCGGAAGGTAAAACAATACCGTATGCTGTGATTGCACCATTCAAAGATTCATCATCTTCACAGAAGAAACATTCAGGATATTTTAACGTACATCCAAGCACTATATCAAAGATCTTACTAGAAATATCTTGCAAATTTTGACAGTTACCGCCATTTAGAACAATAATTGTTCTGTCTTGATCCAACCACTGTTTAAATGCTTCCGATAAAGCTTTACTTGCACCACTAGATTCTGCACTTGTGTTACTGTAAATTCTACTCATCTCACCAACTAGGTGGGCTGTTTGGATACCCTTTTGGATCGAAGATAGGTACATATTCGTAAAAGAATATAGCCTATATCCACCAACATTCTTAACAACTTCTTTATTTTTCTTCATTTTTTACCTTTTCTAGTTGCTGGGAAGCAAACTCCTTATATTCCTTTTTCAGAAACTCCCGAAATTCATTATGACGACCAACGTGGTATTTGCCACAAAATTCGCATTTATATGGATCATATTCCTTACCTCGCCATTCGGTTTGTCGATATGCGGCGTTTGTCGCATCAACAGCGGTTCCAAACTTATTTTTACCTCTACAAGAATAAAACCAATGAAAGTAACCAGACTCCTGAAGATCCCAATACAAAAGACGAATATGTCTAATATACTTTGGATTCTTAGGATCTCTTTGATAAGAGTGTACAGAATTTCTATAACCAACTTCCGTTAGTCTATTGCACATTTCTTGTATTGTTGGTATCCTCATAACAATACTAGTATATCAGAAGTAAGATCCAAATGCAACTAAATTTTAGGAGGAGGAAATAGGTATACACTCTTTGATTGGATCGGCTTAAGCTTGATTAGGTCATAGGTACTTTCTAACTCTTTAATCAATATTGAACCGCGAACCAACATAGCCTTATTTGTATCTGGATGTCTAACAGTCTTCAATACGTCTTCACCAGACTTTGCTGTAAAGTAGTTTCCAATCCAATAACCTTTTGAACGCTTAATTAAGCAAAGGTAAATTACTGATGGTTCTGGATCATTTTTTACTCGTACTAAAGGATCTTTACTATATGGTAAAGTAATGTCACACTTTGTACAGTATGCTCTGGTTCCTGGTAAAACGGATGGGTTATGATATTTACTTTCAAAGCATAGATTAAAGGTTGTTTGTTGAATTGTATCACACAAAAACCATTCTCTTGTTTGTGCTGTTCCTACTCCAGTTACATTCATACTTGTTTTATCATCTTTCGTCGCATTTTTTGTAACATTATTATAATCATTAAAAATTTTTACCATCTTATTTAAGAGATCTGGATCAATAGGTGGATCTTCTTTGTAAGTTTGTGTTATTGAATTGTCAAACCCATCAACAAACTTTGTCATATAGTAGCCCGCCGGGGACTCGAACCCCGAACCCCTTCCGTGTAAAAGAAGTGCTCTACCAATTGAGCTAACAGGCTAAAAACTAATCGGCATCAAATTGTGAGATTTCACCGGGGACAGATTTTATTACTTCCATTAGAATTAACAACTCTGATTTCAGAGTATTTTTAACACAAATCTCAATATACGAGTTTGCTGAAGTATAGGAAAATGGACCAACAATTTTTTTAAAGTATGTATGGTAAACGTAGTAGCTTTTCATTTCATTACTCAAATCTGGTTGATTTAACTTCAACACACTCTTTTAAAATTATAACTTTATAACCATTACAACAACCACTACCAACACACTTTTCTCTTTCAACCATAGTTTTTGGGTTAGCATATACTAATGCACAGGAGTCTTCCAAATCACAATCGTACATAGTACCACACATGTAGCCAGTTACACAAATATTGTAACGTTGCAAAAGTTTAATGTAATATACGTTAAACCAAGAAAGAAACTTAAACATAAAAACATAAAACATTTCATTTAACCTCAATTGGAGTTGGAACATAAGGCGCATAACAAATAATACTTGATTTTGTGATTGCACGCCAATTATTCTTATCTAAATCCCAAACAATCAAAACGTTATCATTCTTCTTTCGATTGGAACCAGATTTAGGCAAACTTTCTTTAGGAATCAATTCACTCATACGAGTACACCGCATAATCCGAGTTTCGCCATTCTTTTTGGTAAATGTAATATTTAATACATTACCATATAACTCTAAATCCAACTCATCTACAAATATAATATCGTGTCGATTCATCATCCCCAACCTTTCTCTTTTGAGCTTTCCACTCCAGCCGTGGCTCTCTCCCCACCGTCAACACGCTGGTGCGCATCTTTCAATAGAGCGGCCGCGCAGGGTTGGCATAACTCTGCCTCGGTCGTCTTAGAGTCGTTATTAATTCCGCAATGTCTCATAATCTTAACTTCAAGCCTGTCCCAATACCGGCTGCCTGGCTCTGATAATTTTGTAACGATATGTAAAGTGTTGTCTATTACTGGAATCTTCTCACCACACTTATCACAAAAACATTCAATTTTTGTTACTTTAGCCATCACTTACCTCCATAATCTATTCATACAGCCCATATCATACGTTATGGAGCGAGAAAAGGGACTCGAACCCTTATACTTCTGATTGGTAATCAGAGGCCCAACCTTTAGACCATTCTCGCATAGAGCCCCAGGCAGGAATTGCACCCGCGACCTCCAACTTACAAGGATGGCGCTCTGCTCACTGAGCTACTGGGGCATTTGGGAATTTTTATCATGATTCGGCTACAAATTCCAACTCGCTTTAATTACCTCATGATCGGATACCAACATACTCGGCTGGTCGAGTTTCAACAAACTTATTTCCAACAAATTCAATCGTTGCCTCCTCTCGACGGAGGTCTATGTCGAAGTTGAGTTTTGAGTAAACTCTAATTTCGGGTGGGAATCGAACCCATCATTAACCCCGGTAATGGGGCTGTCCTAGCCATTAGACGACCAAAATCTTTACATCAACTTTGTGCCCATTCTTTCAACCTTACTCAAGGGTTTCCAGATTGCTTTCAACGAAACCTTATGGTTGCTAGTGGAAGAATCGAACTTCCAACCTTCGCGTTATCAGCACGCTGCTCTCCCGTTGAGCTAACTAGCAATATACTACTATTTATAGAATCTCCATAACATTCATTTTGTATTCTTCAGCCATAAAAGTAATACCAATTTCATCCGAATAAACTTCTGTACAAACATCAGAGTATTCAGCCCAGTCAAAACCCACAAAACCCACAACACAAATAAACCAATTCATATAACCTGGCTTATTTGTTGGTACTATTCTTTTCGTTACATGCAATTCAACTTCTCTCGGCTCACCGAAGCATGGCGAAAATCTACCATCATGTCTAGAAAATTTTGCTTTTACTCTACATGTACCGTGTGTATATTGCCCACTAGGTTCAACTTCTGTTGCCACTTCAATAATTTTATTCAACATCGCTCAACACTCACTTTCTTTCTTCATGATATTAGTATAGCAAGCTACCACTACAATGTCAACACTATCTAAAGATAGTTTATTTGGCAGGAGCCGCCGGACTCGAACCGGCATCTTACGGCTTTGGAGGCCGCCATGTTAGCGTTAGCACCAGACTCCCACTATTATTTATAATACTAGTAGATTTGGTGGGGAATTCCCCACCAAATCCCAATTAAATCTACTCTACTGACATCATAGCAACATATTCTGCTGGATCTAGAACATAAAGAACAACTTGCCATAGGCTATTCTTTTCTGTTGGTGGAGCAACAACAAAGTCGGATGGCGGAACATTAGTGAAACTGGACTCAACTAACATCTTCCATAAATTTAGCCTATCAGGAGTAAATGTTACAGCAGAGTTAGCAAACAATGACCAATCTACCTTATTTAAACGCTCGACAGCAGAGGGACTAAATAATGACTGTAATCTTTCCAAATTACCTCTAATTTCTTCGACCTTCGCGACAAATGGTTCCTTACGCATCAATGCGCAAGTTTTTTGTTGCTTTTGGACTGCAAAAGGTAGCTTACTGTTGGCTGGTGAATCTGAAACCGATGCTGGACCACAGCAATATCCGGCTTGCCATAAACAAATTGCACCAGCACGGTTGCAAGCACAGCAACAATCAGCAAAACATGGTACTGGATCATTAGCAAAAATTGGACTAACCAACAATACAGCCATAAACATCAACTTACTTAAAAAATTCATTTATACTTCTTCCTTCTTTGTTTCTTAATTATTCATCTTCCGAATTATCATAGCCTTCTGGTAACAATAACCCAGTTTCATCTTGAAATTCTTGGTCTAAGAAATATCTAACATCTCCATCTCCCGGACCAAAATCAGCGTTTTGATAAAACCACTGTAGATATTCTAATTCTGTAGCACGCTTTTGTTCCATATTATTCACTCCAATTCATCATCAAAATATACAACAATATCTTTTACATTATCCGGTAAATTTCTTATAGACTCTAACCAAGTTTGGTCTGGGTGAATTACATTAACATCAAAACCCAGTTCTCGCAAAACATCAATAAATCTCAGAGAATGGCCTTCAAAAACTAATCGCCCCTCAAGGTAAACACCTGACCAATCTTCACCAATAGCAATAACAACATGTTGTTTCATAACTTTAACTATTATTGTTATTTGTAGATTTAATAAGCACCGTTGCTAATACGTTCAATGCAATACCTTGAGTATATGAAATTGTCTTTAGATTGAATAAATATGGCATTGTTGAATTCCAACAAATCATAGTTAACCATCCAAAAACAACACATATACCAATAAGTAAAGCAACAAACAAAACAGTAGCACCTAATTTTTCAAAAAGCTTATCCATAATAATTAACTCCTTACTCAAATTTAGTAGGCTCGGTGGGATTCGAACCCACAACCTCCAGTTTCTAAGACTGGTGCAATGCTGCCAGTTGTGCTACGAGCCTGAAATGGTAACCTAGGTGGGATTCGAACCCACAATTACAAGTAGTACGAACAACCGGATCCGCCCCGGTATCAGAAGAGTGAAAGTCTTCTATCCTAACTAGTTAGACGATGTTCGCATAATATTTATTTAATGAATTTCGTATTTTTTCTTTTGTTTCTGGTGAATGCTTTTTACCTAATTTTAATTGTCGTAATTTTTCACGAGTTTCTTTTGTTTGTCCTCTTTTGGAGTTATTTAGTGCTATTTTATTCCGTGTTTCTTGGGTAACAGGTTTATTCAATCGACACGATCTAAGTTTTTCTTTTGTTTCTTGTGAGTGTTTTTTATTATAGAAACCACCACCACCCCCACCAACTGCTAGATTATAACACAATTGATCAGATAATATATCGAAATTTATGTAATTTTTTTCCAATAACAATAAATTTTCTTTAGAATCGGCGAAGGAAATAATCTCTCTAATAAAATTACTTTTACCATACTTTTTAATATCCTTTATTAAATTTTTACCAGAACCAAGATAGTTATCTCCAAGATTTTTTGTTGAATGTATTCCAAAATAATATTGATTTGTTATAATATTTGTTGTTTTGTATAAAAAATGAAACATATATTATTATATATGTCACATTATTATATGTAGACTTTTACATCATGTCTGTAGAGATAATCAACGCTATTAAGTTTATTATTTGTAATAAGTTATATGTATAGTGTATTAATTTGTCGATTATCTCTACATTCAAGTTCTTTTATATTTTTGTATCTCGTTGATTCTTATAGTATATCAGTTTTGCATCAAAATTGCAAGTATATATGTATGACTATTATTCTTTTACTTTTTACATTCAGCTTCTTTATTATAGCAGACCTATTATTGGACTGCAAGAGAAAACGCTCATAAATTTAGTGGAACGGTTGGATTCGAACCAACATTAACAAAATTCTTATCAATAAGAGTCTTGCCAGTTTTCCCGAAATGTTAAACTACGGACCCAAAAATTTGGTGGGCCGGGCCCGAATCGAACGAGCATATCCAACGGATGTACCGCCGGCGCTTTACCAATTAAGCTACCAACCCAAATAAAGTTTGGCGGAGGAGGGTGGATTCGAACCATCATTTGCCTTACCATAGCAAGTTTTTCCCGTAGGTTTAAACTATCTCCCCTATCCAAACTTAGCTCCTGGGGTAGGAATCGAACCTACAACCACCTGATTAACAGTCAGGCACTCTGCCAATTGAGTTACCCAGGAAGAATGAATGTTCCCCCAATTCAGGCGCAACAAACAAGTGCCTCTGCTTTTAAATAGTCACCCAACTTGGATTCGAACCAAGAACTCATGGCCCCAAACCACGAAGTATACCCTTTACCTATTGAGTGAAATAAGTTTGCTAGTCTCGGACTCATAGTTAATATGAGATAAATTGGAAGGGGTAATTACATATCGGCTAGCAAATATTAATTACCATTTTCCAACAATTAAACATATAACTGACCTTTCGGCCCTTTGGACTTATAAGTCCAAATTATCATAAAAATATGGCGGGGCATGAGGGAATCGAACCCTCATCCGCTGAGCGACAGTCAGCCATCCTAGCCGTTGAACGAATGCCCCAAAAAACTACAAATTCAACTTATAAATCTGTTCATCCATTATAACAACAGAAAACTTTTCTTGCTTTGGTGAAGCATTTAATTCCAACAAAGTATCCAAATATTTAAAAGCGTTTTTGTCAATATTTCTTAAAGAGACAAAACCACCAACACACGAACACCAAACTACTTTATTGTGAGGAAAAGCTATAACATTATAACAATCATCCTCATCTTCAGCATATCCAATTAATCTACCAACTTCAAATGTAACCAAAACTGGTTCATTAAAGTATTCTTTCGCTTTATTGAAAAGTTCTTCATTAATCATAGGATTGTAACCAGGAATTGAACCTGGGCCTCCGGCAGGTAGCCGGTGTGCTTCCATTGACACCAATACAATCATGCTGGATTTCACGAATCGGTCTATATATTTGGATGCCGATCGGCACTTTCATTGCGTTTTAACATTATGGTGGGATTTGAACCCACAACCTTGGTCTCCTTGACCCTGCTCTACCGGGTTGAGCTACATAATACAATATACCAAACTATACATCTATCAGCACTTCGCACGAAATCTTGAGGTTATGAGCCTTTGGCGCAATGCACTCGATCCACCACAAACCGAGCAACCCATAACCTCCCTGCCTCGGAGGAACCACCATCCAGGCATCTTCTTTTACGATTATATGGGATCCTGAACTATCTAATATATCATTGATCGCTTACGTTACGTTACCAACTTGGACTGTAATATATCCTATACTGGACGGATAAGCCATATCTTTTCCAGATAAACGCTTAACTGGCGGGTGTTTTTGTTGAGGGAAAATCACTCTTCCCTAATCGTAAATTTTAGTGGGGTAAGTAGGACTCGAACCTACATTTAATAGGACTTAGATAACCCGCTTCCCTAGTGACCCTGCTAGGAGCCATTTGGTGCTTCTGGAACTTTTCCTATTACATGCTCCGTTTTCATGCGCCTTGTCCAATTTTAGGCTAATTACCCCAAACATTAAAAACTATCTTTGTGGACCGACCGGGACTCGAACCCGGAACTTCGCGGTGCAAGCGCAACGTTTTCCCATTGCTACTACAGGCCCATTTAAAAACGAGAATTGTCCGGGTAACTAGTTTAGGTTTAATGTCCACGATTTTACCCAATCTCAGACTCCATTCTAGCCTGGAATTTACTTCCAGGAAAACAATTCAAGACTATATTTACCAGCAGGTCGATTTGTTGCCAAATCACAATTAATTCGGCGTACCGAAATAACCGGATTATTTCTAATCATCTGATCTCAAAGCCTAAGCTCTGATGCTTTTCCATTGCTTAAATGGTCCGCACGGTAAAATATAGTTTGGTAGGCTTGGTGGGATTCGAACCCACAACCTTCAGATTTTGAGTCTGATGCAATGCTGCCAGTTGTGCTACAAGCCTATGTTATGGTAGCGGAGGTGGGAGTCGCGCCCACGGAGCCTTGCTTATGAGACAAGGTTGAACACTCGTTCTCCCCGCTATACTATTATTTATAATGGAACCACTAGAAGGATTCGAACCCTCATTCCTAGGTCCGTAGCCTAGAGCCTTTTCCAGTTAGACGATAGCGGCATAAAAATTCCTAGTAGTAAAAAATTTAAAAACTACATATCCACCAGCCGGTCGGTGGGGTCCTTTTTTTCATTACTTAGACGATAGGAATTCCTCAAAGAGTCACCCTCGAATGACCCTCCGCACGTCGTTTTAACAGAGGTCCTGTAAGTGGAGAATTCCAAATGCAGGCAAGACGCTTACTTTAAAGTTTCATAAATTTGCGTTTTCACGGGTGATACCCCGTTTCCGTCATTAGGCTAAGGAACGCTTTAACTGTTCGCTGGATGTAATGAGTTATCGACAAACGATAAAAGGTGGCGGCTTACAGCCGGTCTAGTATAATTTTTCGAATGTCACACATTTAGGTAAAGCCCTATCGAGTAGATTCGCTCTACTCTTACCACGTCTTGGCTATGTTCCAACGCAACCCCTAACTAGCCGATTTCCACGGCGCGTTTCGTAGATTCCTTGACTGGAGAGGCCCGATTGCCTCTCCAGTTTGCTACTGCATGAATGGTGGTACAGGAAGGAGTCGAACCTTCGGTGACCCTAGGGGCCCACAGATTTACAGTCTGCCCCAGCCCCCTACTGGTATACCGGACCATTCTGATATACTATTCAGTTTTCAAATATCTTGGTGAGAAGTTGTTATTGCTTCTCTCTTTCGCTTACATAACTAGTATAGCACACCTGCTATGAAAGTCAAGAGGACGAACAAAAAATTTTAAATTGGATTTTGGAGTAAGCGTTACGCTCGAACAACCCAATCAAAATTAAAGGCTGGACCGACATCTAACTTGTCAGGTCGATAATTTTGATGAGAGGCGATACCAGTCCAATTACTGAAATAATTTGGATCGTATTTCTCTCGGAGTTCAACCGGAGGTAATACTCTTGGAATATTGAATGTTGTTGTAATATGTTCCACAAGTCCTCCTAGCTTACTAATTTGGCTTTCTGTAAAAGCTGCGAAGTAATCAAAACCTCGAAAACTCTTATGAATGTATTTATATGTCTCAGACGCGTTACAGTAGAAATTTTTGTAATTATTTGGCCAAGAATAGAGTTTTTCCCCATCTTTTTTTAATGGACCAAAGTTTGCTATCTCGATAGCAACGGATCGTTGATCATTTTTCCAGGATCCTTTAAATCCTAGATGGAATGCATAATATTTTGGGTCAAATGTTTGATAAATGGTTCCATCTGTATCTAAAATAAATGCAGTTGCAACACGATCCTTATCATTTTTCCATGTATTGAATGCGGATGCAGCAGAACCACCAGCAGTAAAATGCAACACTAGAAGATCTTTTTTGGTTTCTTCTTTTACGTATTGTCCTTCTGGTAACTTAAATGTTGTTGTATCTATTGATATTGACATAAAAATATTTATGTCATTGGTTTTCAACACAGATAACCTCAAAGTCTTCAATAATATACTTTTTTTGACTTTTTATAGCGGATTCCAAAGAACCAACATAATTCCATATAACTTGGTGTATGTAATCGGTTGGATGAATATATCCAAGTAAAAATACAATATGGTTTACTGATTGATTATCAACAAAATAATATCTAAGAATTCTTTTATCCAATTCACTCATATAGTCGCTCAGGAGGGACTTGAACCCTCACGGAATTCCTTCCAGCAGATTTTGAGTCTGCCGCGGCTGCCAATTACGCCACCGAGCGAAATGGAGAGGACATCCTCTCCAAATTGTTATTCTACTACAGTAATTTCACCGTGAGTTGGAGTACCAGGTGTAACTTCAAAGTCAACAGAAGCGGAAACTTCTTGCATAAATCCAGTAGACATTTTTGCAGTAATAACTCCTGTACCTAATTTTAATGCTTTTACATATACAGTATCAGCTTGTCCTGTTGGAGTAAATTCCAACAATGCAGGTGATACATTTGGACCAGCCCAGGCTACAGCAGCAGAAATTGGAGTAACGTTTTCTGCATCATCCTTGAACACTACTTTTAGTTGCTTTGTTTCGCCAGCTTTGAATGAAATCATTAATTCTCCTTATTGTACTAACTTAGAATATGTGGCACTCATTGTTTTAAATGATCTAGTCCAATGCCAATTGTCCATAACATATTGGTTAAATTGAACTTCAGATAATGTAATTTTATCTTCAACACTCATATTTAGCATACGTAAAACTCGAATATAGTCCTCAATATGGTTTTCTGGTGCAGTTAGGTTAAAGTTTGAAACCTTATCATCAACAGAAAATGTAGAACCATTTAGAATTTCTTGGACAAATGTTGTATTTGGATCAGCTTCTTCTTTTGTATTACTTACTTTTGGAGCATAAGCACTATTGTTTGCATAACATAGTTGGTCTATAACACCAGAAATACCAACATAAGACATATTATCTATGTTTTTTGATAGTTCACTTAAAAGCACTTTAATCTTTTTTTCAGCTAACATCAAATATGAAGTATATGTTTCATAATATTCTAAAATATGGGTTCTTAAATTTTGATTAAGAATTTTAATTAATTCATCTCTACTAACTACAATACTATTCATTATTTTTTCCTTATGATGTAATTATCGGTTTTGTTACTATTGGTGTGCCGTACGGTTCTGTATTTGGATATGGGTTGATTATTGGTTGTGGATAACATGGCTGTATGTTTCTTTGCCCGATATCAACAACTTGCCCAGTACCAGAATTACCATTCAAAATGTAAGTATATAGTGGCTTCCCACTAATAGTTACTTTATCACCATCAATACTAATATCAACAGTACCATCAGTTTCAATTGTGAAGTCCTTAAACTTTATAGTTACCTTATTATTCATAATTATCCTCGGTGGCTCCAGAAGTGCTCGAACCTTCCTATCTAGTTCTTCAGACTAGCGCTTCACCGTCAAAGCTTTGGAGCCAATTAATTACCAATCCATCAATGGATCTGGTGAACCATTAATGAAACACCAAATTGGGCAAGTACATGGGTTATTTCCAAAATTCTTACCTTGGTTTTCTTTTTCAAACTTTCGCAATTCTGCTGGATCGTCTGTATGATGACATTGAGCAACACCATGTCTTGCCTTAATTCTTGGGCAACCGTGTGGTGTATGGTCATGCATATACTTCATACCACCGTACAGAAAAGTAGTACTTAAAACCAAAATGCTTAAAACCTTAATTACTTTATTCTTCATTTAAAATATCCTTAGTAATGTTTAAAATGTGTAAATCTAGCTGATATATTACCAACTGTTGTATTACTATTGTTTGCGTTAATTGCAATTCCAACCTGATCTGGTGTCATAAATGTTGTTCTTGTATTTTGGCCAATCTTCATCCAATCGACACCATTATAAGAAAACCAATATTCTCTATTTGTATTTGTATCTACAATTCGAAAATACATATTTGGAGATAATGCGCCAGCACAATTGACTTCATTACCATTGTACGATGTTGGGCTATTATATTGGTTAGCTGCAATAGTCCAACCATTATTCCAAGAAAGACCGAAAATAACAAATTTGCCGGAAGAACTATTTCTTAAAACTAATGCCAGTTGATAATGCAGTAAATCCACATTCTAACGTATATGGTGCAGATATCGCTGATTTTACCAACATTCTCCAATTTTCACTTGCTGCTGGTGCATATGCAATTATACCAGTTGTACCATCTGTCCAAGTTGAACTTCCTTGATTAATATAGCTACTAAAATCAGAAACTAGAGGCTTAACTCTCGTTATTAGAATATCACTTGCACCATCGGCTCCAGCCGGACCAGTTGCTCCAGTTGCTCCGGTGGCGCCCGTGGCACCATCGGCTCCGGCCGGACCAGTAGCACCGGTTGGACCTGCTGGACCTTGAGGCCCTGTTGCTCCGGTTGCACCAGTGGCGCCTGTAGCACCAGCGGGGCCAGTTAATCCAATTGGTCCTTGAGGTCCTGTTGCTCCTGTTGGACCGGCGGGTCCAGTTGCGCCGGTGGCGCCTGTTAATCCTGTTGGGCCGGTAGGTCCTGCTGGCCCAGTGGCACCAGTTGGTCCCGCGGGACCTTGAGGTCCTGTTGGGCCAGCGACACCCTGAGGTCCTTGTGGACCTTGTGGACCTTGAGGTCCTTCTGGACCTTCTGGTCCAGGAATACCATTTGTAGCTAAATCAACAACTTGTGTGTTTAAATTTGCAAAATTAGTATTTAATACTTCTCTAGAACCAGAGATTTCGTCCGTTTCTTGTATTACTGTAATGTCAGCCATTTATATACTTCCCCAAGTTCTAGTTTCTGTTGCCCAAGTATTATTATTTGTTCCCCAAGTACTTCCACCAGTTGGAACACCACCACCATTTCCAATAAAAACATTAGAACTACCTGTTGCTACTCTATCTCCACAAGATATTGGATCTCCAACTCTTCCAGCTTGTTTTGAGTTAGCATAAACAACAGGAGATCCGGCAGACAAAAAACCATCATGACAAGATGGTACAGGATTGCAATGAATCACCCAATGATCACCTTGTCTATGTAACGGAATACCATTAACATAAACATTTGGGCTTCCTTGATCATTCGGTCTAGGTGGAAAGGTACCATGACCAGTACTCATATCACCCAATCTTGTAGCAGCAGGCATATTAATTATTTATAGCCAGGTAATCTTATATCCTTTTTCTATAATAATACAATTTCCTGAAGAATAAACTCTAAGAGTATATGGTTGGTTATTTGGTTTTGTTTTGCACTCAACTATCAGAGAAGATTCTGTTCTATTGACAACAATACCATCTTTTAAAGAAACAGATGTTCTACCGTGTTTAGCAACAACAATATGATCACCAACTTCAATTTCTTTTCCAAAGTAATCATGCATTTTCATAGTATATTCTCAAACAAAAACTTTCCCATAATATAACCAGCAATAAATAATATAATATATGGAATTCCTTTTGATAACTTCATAATATTAACCAACCTTTCTTCAATTCAAAAGTTCATTCAGCCATTTCTGTTAGTATCCATATTCCGTACCACCAAATGCACGGCTATTTGGTCCCACTTATCTTCCCAAACTGGAAGGGCAGGCGGCTGAATATTGGTACTCCCATAGGGACTCGAACCCCAATTCGTAGTTTAGAAGACTACTGTCCTTTCCATTGAACGATAGGAGCAAAATGTTTCTACTACTTTATTCTAGCATGAATCTCACAAGAATGCAAGCGAATGTGATCTTTTCGCCCGTCAAATTTTCCTGATACCATCAAATTTTCACCTTTTTTAACCGTAGGAAAGATGGATTTATTTCGGTCGCTTTTACTCAATAGGCAAACCACCGATTCCTCATCATAATCAGTCTTGAATGTAATAAAGGAAACATTCAAGATAGTTCTGGCTTGTACTACTTCTCCAGTAACTCCAACTACTTGATTTTCTGTAAACTTTGTTGGTTCTTGCTGATAATACTTCAATAATGTTCGTGGATTATAGAATGACGGTTGGAACATCAAAAATAGAGAAAGTAGTATTGTTTTCATAATTATATGGCGGAGGAAAGTGGTCTCGATCCACAGCGCCGGTGTGACGCCGCAACGCTTTCCAGGCGTGCCCTAAACCCCGTTAAGTTTTTCCTCCAGGTTTTTACTTTGTGAATTTAACCGAGAAAATGTTATTCATGTTGAAGTATTCAATTTCACCATTTGCATATAGTAAACTAGCCAAATTATCTTTGTGGAAATCCACTTTAACAACGTTTTTATATACTTGTGTAGATAGTTTATTTTCTCTATCTCGAATAAAAATTATAGTTACGTTTTTTGTATCCATCATAGTACTATTTATATGATTTAATTATTGCATCCAGTCCTTATTCCACATTTTTTGCATATATAGCAATTACTAGACCAATGAAGACAAGTACATTTTCGGTAGGATGAATGAAATAATAAGCACCATGTTCGTTTAAAATATCTAACCATAAATTAACTATTTTTAGAAGTTTACCAAAGATCCTTTAGATCCATATTGGATTTATTCTTTTTTTCTTTGTTTTGTTCAATATTTAGTGCATTGATGATGAACATAAAAACACACTCACCTTCGAATCTGTTTTCCTTATTCATACCAAAAAACTTATCATAACTATCACACAAGCTTTTTAGTTTCTTCATTGAAATATCGTTATGCATACTATATTCTCCTATTCAATATGGCGGGAGATTGAGGTGTCGATCCCCAGCGCCGGTGTTACCAACGCCGCACTGCTTTCGAGGCAGGCCCAACAGCCGTGTTAGTTAATCTCCCAAATGGCGGAGAGTGAAGGACTCGAACCTTCGTATCCCGAAAGATAACCTCAGTTTAGCAAACTGGTGCAATACCACTCTGCCAACTCTCCGTATTCAAACTATCAACATAACTATACTATCATACTGACTTTTTGTTGTCAAGAGAAAGTTTTTTGGCTTTCTTCACCAAAAATAAAATTTCTTTCATCTTTGTTTCCAACCACTCAACCTCATCAGACATCAACACTCTATGTCTCTTGTCTTCAGCCAAGCGTTGAATATGATCCAAAGCTTCATTCAAGTTTTCAATTTTTGGTCTCTTTGCCATTATTTACCTTTCACTTTCTGGACAATCATATTTATATATTCTGTACTTCGAATTGCTTCATTAATGATACGATCTACATCCAATCTTGCTCTATCAACTTGGAAATTAATCATTTCCCTTTGCATTGCTGCATTTTGTTCTATAGATAATTTGGATTGCAAATCAGGGTCAATTTGCAGTAACATAACACCATCAGTTATTTCGATAGTTGCAGATGCATTTGGGCCAATTGTTATTTGTCTGTTACCATCCATAATATTATTAGGCTTAACAGCTAATTTACCATCAAGTACATCAAAGGTACCTATAGGTGCAGTATGATACGGAAATGTTCTTGGTATAGTTTGCTGTGCTGTTGTTGAACATAACAGGGATCCGTTACAAGAGACTATCCCAGGATTACTTGTTGTTACTACAATGCTAGATTTACTGTCATTAACAAGAGGATTTGGAAAAGAAACCCAGACATATATTTGATCGTTTCCAGTAAATGCAGAATCAACACTCAATATAAGTGGAGAATTAAATGTTTGAACAGAAATTGGATCTAATTTTCCTTGTATATTAAAATTAACATGACATGGTTTTTCTTTGGTCCAATTTGCACCAACTATAAAATTTTTATCGTCTATTCTCGATAGAACTGGTCCTGGGCACCAAATAACTGGTTCAACCTCGGTTGAATATACTTCAATAGCGTCAACTATAGCTGATTTTGTACCAGGTATAAACTTTAAATTAATACCAGATAAGTTGCTTGTCTCTACATCAAATGTTTTTATAACTGGAACATTTGGTAAATTCCCCGCTTCAACAAATACATTGAAATTAGATAAAACAACGTTGTCGTTTAAAGAAACATTAAATGTTCTATTTGGATAATTTGCAAATACTTCAGTAAAATGTAATACTACTTTATATTTTCCATTAGGAACAGGAATATCATATGAGAATTGACCATGTCTAACATCTTTATATACAGGATTCAAATCATCTTGTATTGTTGTGGTATATGTTCCGCCGGAAATATAAAACTTATCTGATAACCAAGTTACATTATTTACCGTAACTGTAGGTCCACCAGAGTTTATTCTTGTTACTATCTTCTGTTGCCCGAAGATAACAGAAGATAGTAGTATAAAATATAAAAATATTAACTTTACCATAGACCAATATTTATTACTTAACCAGGAACGGACCTGGTCTGGGGACAACAATCGTTGGTTCCCGATATCGATCTAACTTAATCATTACTTGGCGAATTTCGCCATTTCCATCAACTAATGGAGTACCATGCATCTGCCATTGTGGTAATTGAGTCGGATCATTCTTCTTTAGAAGTTCAGACGCTTCAGCCATAGTCAATGCCTGAATTTCTACTGGAACTACCGCAATTTGTTGCTCTTGATTATTCATTTTTAAAATATTCCTTTCACACCTGAAATTACAATTAACAAAACGTGCCATAGTGTTAGATAATATCTAACATTTCTAGCTATCTCATAATGGGTATTATAAACTTTAATTTTCATTATAGTAAATATTTTGGTTCATTTACTATAGAACGATATCGAGTATTCTCAATACCCAAATATTCTTCCCAAACTTCAAAGCTATCTCTATTGTGTTGCTCTAGATGGGTCAACCCATCGTATGCTGCTCTTGGATCTACAATTAATTGTCTTGCAACTCTAGCAATATCGTTAACATCATCCATCTTAGCAACCCAATAATCTGGAACCCAATCGATAGCATCAGCTGTAACCATATTAAATGATTCTGTATATGATGGTTGAAGTAGGCAATGCATTTTGCCGACAACTCTCTTGAAGTCTGGCCAAGTATTCCAACTATTAAATACAATCTTAATACCAGGAATACCATTGAGCATAGCTTTTATTGCGTTTAGGATTGTATTACCACCACCTTCCGTTCTACCAGCAGAAAGCCAAAGCTCTACATCTGTTTGGAACCACTCACGCAATTCTAATGCAGCACCAGCGGCGGACATTAGATTCTTTTGTGGTCTAGTAGCACCAAAGCATCCTAAACGCAATACACCACCGGAATAAGTCTTTCTATTAGATTTATTCTTATCCAAATAATACATATTTGGTAAATAGAAAGCATCTGATCCATAAGCTTCTCTCAACCAACGAACAAACTTTCTTGAATTACCAGAAATCCTAAAATTAATAGAATTTTGTTCATAGGCGATATACTTTCGAACTAATTCGACACCTTTTGCGTCTGCTTGTAAGAATCCAACATTTGAATGGCAGTTAACTGTCCATTGAATATGAGGCCATCTAATTACAAGTCTATTTAACTCAGGAATATCAATCCAAGGTGCAGATATTACAACGTGTGTTGTTTGTGGCTCACCGACAATATATGCTTCCAATTCCTTTGCACTTCGAATAGAAAATACAGAAGCACCAATACCTTGACGATTTAAAATTTTTGCATTATTTAGGCCAGCGACACCTAGGCCTATATGAGAAACATTTGGACCAGCAAAGTTCTTATAGAATATAATAACATGCGGCTTTTCATTTTTATTTTTTGGTAGAATCATTTTTTAGTTACACACTTTTTATTTTTAATTTTTTACTAATGGTTGTACAAATAACCCCATAGGAGTTATTACTAAACTTCCACTTACACGCCATCCAAGCTTCAGTTGCATATTAACTAACTTGACTAAATCGGCAGGTTGGCCAGCATGAGCCAACATATATTCAGTATTAGCAGAAACATTGCTATTAAATTCTTTTGTTGCTGAATATGATGTGGGTTCTGTTGAAGTAAGCTTTCCCAATACATCATCAATTGTACCATGAATAGCAGTATCACCATTTACTTCCAATTCTACGGTTGTTTTCTTTGGTGGGCGACCGCGGCCGCGCTTACTATCCAAAACAGTTTCTACATCTTTTGATGCCGGCGCACCAAAAACACTTTCAGTTGTATTCATAATCCTTCCTAGTTCATTGAAAAATTAATTCATCGAAAAATGAGACAATTTACCACCAATAAAGTGTAAATTAACTCTTTTTGGGTTAAAATCACGAGTCAATATATGGTATACTTGATCTGTTTGAGCGACCCTGTATGTTACATTTTCTCGTTCAAGAATATTTATAACACTTTCTTTATCTAACCCTAGAATTTTTTTACTTAATTCTTTATTCATAGTACTATTATATCACATTTTTCTAAAATTTAAAAATTATTTTGCCTTTGCCAAGTATTCCGGAGATACTGCTTTCAGAATAACTCTTCCAATTTTCGGATCATATCTTTCATATACAGGCTTAATAACACAACCCTCTCTTAAGTGGCTAGCAACCGATGATTTACCGGACATATGTTGTAAAACAATTTCTTCAGAATATGGTCCCATATATAATGTTGGTACCATACTGGTATCCGATTTAGAATAAAGTTCAACTAAAGACCTGAATTTATAATCATCAAAGTAATATCCATAAATATCACCCCGCAATGTTTCTCTTGCATCATAAATATCAAATGCTCTGAACTTTAATTCACCTTGCTTACAATCATATTTTAAATTTTGAACCCATCCAAAAATTTCACCATACAAAAATACACCAGGCATATTTTTGCATAGTTCTTCAATCCAAGGATTTTCTTTCAATACGCGCCAATATACATTATGTTCGCTATATTTACGATACATCGATCTAGAAGACACCCACATTCTTCCATTTTGGTAAGTATAGCTTGCATTAGTACCATGAAGCTTTTCTGTTATTACTACACATTCGCGTTCATTTAGTACTCTTTTATATTTGAACCAAGATTCAATGTCATACTTTGGCGGTCTAGGTGGGCCGGATTCAGCATCACCAGACATTTCAACATCTGCTGGTGGCACGTATCGAGTAACTCCAAGATATTCAGTTACATCATCCCCAACCTTAAAAGTATCAGGAATTGGAACCAAAATACCCTGAGAAACAATACCGCGAAGCTTTATTGCTTTGATTCTTGGATTATCCAAATAAGAAAATTCTGGTCTTGTAATGTCTACAATATTATCCGGAGGAATGTATGCTGCCTGTGAAAAATGCTCCCAATCATCAGTTCTTACAACAACATTATAACCGTCAAATACTGTAACAATAGATAAACTGTCCGCATTTGGATGTGGTTCTAGTTTAACTGGAACAACTTCAACTTTATTTAAATCGCTCATTATATTTCCTTATATACTACTTCTTCAATTATCCAATCTTCTTTTGTACATTCTTGGTAATTCTTACGTACATCTAATAAAATTTGATCATGATTGTTTATGCCAGTTGGGATGGGTGGTTTTCTATTAATATAAGTTTTTCCAGTTTTAGACAAATTAGTTTGAACATAAGTATCACCAATTTTTTTCCATTTAACTGGTGTATAATATAAACCCGTGGCGATATGCTTCAACTTATACGTCTTCATCATAAAGCTTCTTTTTATGCTTAATATTCTTGTTATTCTTTTCTTTGATAACTTTGGTACCAGACACGATACCGATTCTTTCACGAGAAATTTCTTTAACCAAATTGACTTTATCCAATTTAAACTCAATCGACGCAATTTTTTTGCGTTGCATAATTATCCTTCTTTCAGCATATCAATAAAATGATCTGTCACAAATTCCAAATACTCTTTTGCTTCTTTTTCTTTGATTTCTGCTTGGACTAAGATAACTCTTTGTGGTTCTGTATTATATGGATTTGGATCTATTCCATATTTATTATCATAATCATTTTCCCAATGATCACTCATTGCACATATTCCGGCGTAATTTGCTCTTGCTATCTTAGCATCATGCACAGCACGAGTTTCGTTAGCTCTAACTAAATTAATTATTGCTTTTGCTTTTTCGGCTATAGTCACGTTTTGTTGCCCTCCAAACAAATCCACCAGAAAAAAATTCTGTTACAAACATAGATGACCACAAACCTATAGGGCCAAGTAACATAGTAATTAAACAAGTCATTTCATCGTGAATATCCAGAACAATACAATAACAATTAATCCAATATCCCTTCAATGCACCATATGCCAATAAACCCAATCCAAACCACACGATGAGAATAAAAATACCAATTAACATATTATTTCACCTACAAATCCAAATCCAAATCAACATTAAATCTTTCTAACATATCTTCAGATGGTAGAGGAGACCAGTGTGTGAGCCACCCATATTCTATCAACTTTCTGCAAGTTGTTGGGCCACCATCTAAAGTCGATTCACCCATACCAGGGCCTTGACCTACATATGGTGGTTCCTGAATAGGAAGATGCCACCAAAGTACAGTTCCATAATCTTCATGCCACTCATCTAGCGGCCGCAAAGTATGGATTATTTTTAATCGTTCTGAATCTGTCATAATATATAGTCAACTTTCTAGCTTAATGGTTTAAAGGTACCATTAACTTGACCTAATTTACCACACTTAACACAACGACCGTCTGGTCTCTGCATAGTATTTGGACATTTATTCTTACTGTTACAGCCTACCCATCCACAATTGCTACATCGATAAAGGATGCTCTGGCAGATGGTGCCATCTTGTCGTTTATTTTTGCACACAGTCATATTAATATTTAGCTCTTTTCACACTACCAGTCTAGCATCTTACATAATACAAGTCAACTAAAAAATATTTTAAATTTTCTTCACCATCCACTTGACATACCTCTTGACAAATGCTACACTAACAGTGTAGCCATTAAGGGATGGTTATATGTAGTCCACTAGAGGTCCTTAGAAGACCATAATGGTCCATAAGAGCCCCTTAAGGGGATTTAAGTCTAATTATATCATACCACAATAGTATAAATCCAAATTATACTAGATTCGCGATTCGCGAATGTGAGCGGAGCGAACATTTTCTATAGACATAAATACACTATAGTAATAATATGTCTAGCGCCGAACACAAGCATACAATGGGATTTGACGGGTTCGTATGGTTCCAAGGTGTAGTGGAAGATAGAAGAGATCCACTAAAAATTGGAAGAGTACGTGTCCGTTGTCTTGGTGTCCATACTGATGATAAGAATTTAATTCCTACAGACACGCTGCCTTGGGCTCATGTAATGCTACCTATTACAAGTGCATCAATGAGCGGGTTAGGATATAGTCCAACTGGATTGGTAGATGGTGATTGGGTATTTGGATTTTGGCGTGATGGTGATGCATGTCAAGAACCAGTTATAATTGGTGTTCTTCCTGGTATACCCGAAGAAGCTGCCCACCCTGATATTGGATTTTATGATTGTAGAGATGAGTTAGAGAAATATCCAAGAAAAATCCTAAAACGCAAATACCCTCATGATGGAACTGGTGCCCAATTAGAAGACGAACCAAAAGCCAAGTTATTTCCTAGAGAGGAGCATCCTTGGGGTTGTCGTATTAATATAGTTAACGACACAGATGTTAATCGGTTTGCAAATAACGAAAACACAAAAGACACTATTGCACAAGTTAAAAATGATACTCGTGCATTAGAGGTACCAACTGCTTTAGGTGCTGGTGGTAAGTGGGATGAGCCTCCTACTATGTATGATGCTCAATATCCATTTAATCATGTATATGAATCTGAATCTGGGCATATACAAGAATGGGATGATACACCAAATAGGGAAAGATATCATCGTTGGCACAGAACTGGTACGTTTGAAGAAATAAATGCAAAAGGTGATAAAGTAATACGTGTTGTTCGTGACAACTATGAGATTATTTTAAGAGAAAATTACATCTATATTTGTGGAAATGCTAATGTTACTGTCCAAGGTAACATAAATATATACACTCAATCTGATGCCAACATTCAGGTAGATAAAGATGCGATAGTGTATGTAAAGGGTGACACTGATGTTAGAGTTGATGGATTCATGCAAGCTAAAGTTGGTAAAGATTTAGATGTTCATGTTTCTGGTGATGCATCTTTATTAGTTGATGGTGACGCATCAGCAAAAATTGCTGGTGCTTTAGTTGCAACTAGTGGTGGAAATACTGAGATCAAATCATCGGCAGATACAAAGGTTAATACTTCTGGTGATTTGTGGATTAAAACTGACGGAAACGTTAAGCATAGCGTTGGTGGTACTTATGAAGTAACTGCTGGTGGAAATATGAAATTAACCGCTCCAAGAATAGATCTAAATTAAACATATAAATATCAGTAAATGGAAAATAAAAGAGAATTCATTGATTTTGACTTGCTGTTTGTAGATCACCCAGTGACTCATGATATAACTAGGCTCAAAAACGAAAAGAGTGTCCAGCAGTCTATTAGAAATCTTGTACTAACACAACACTATGAAGTCCCATTTCATCCAGAAATTGGATGTTATACCACTAGTTTATTGTTTGAAAATATTTCTCCTAGTACAAAGATTATGATAAAGAAGAGTATTGAGACAACAATACGTAACTTTGAACCGAGAGTATATTTGAGGAATGTATCTGTTGAAGTTTCGCCAGATGAGAATGGTTTTATGGTAAGAATAGAATATAACTTAGTCAATCAGCCAGACCCATTGGTGTTTGATATGTTCCTGGAAAGAATGCGTTAAGGTAAAATATGGCAACAAATTACGGAAAATTGCGCGTAACAGAATTAGATTTCGACACAATTAAGCAAAATATAATTAGCTATTTGAGTCAATATCCAGGGTTCACAGATTACAACTACGAAGGCAGCGCTTTAAGTGTATTGATTAATGCATTAGCATATAATACACATTATTTGGCTTTTTATATGAATATGCTTTCTTCGGAGGCATTTCTCGATAGTGCTGTATTACGCCAAAGTGTTGTTAGTCATGCAAAACACTTGAATTATATGCCGACTTCTAGAAAAGCGGCAACTTCAATTGTTAATATTACTGTTGATCCTTCACCAGCAACACCAGCATTTATAACAATACCTAAAGGTCATCAATTTACTGCATCTTCGGATTCAACTGATTTTATATTTTCGACAAAAGAAGCATTGACTATTACTCCTGTTTCGGGTGTATATACAGCAACAGATGTTCCAATTATTCAAGGTGAATGGTACACATATACAAGCTTAGTTGATAATACTATACCAAAACAGAGATTCATTATTCCTGATGCTAATGTTGATGTTAGTACAATTACTGTTAAAGTACAGAATTCAACAACTGACTTAACACAAGAAGTTTATTCTTTTGTTTCTGATTTTAATTTATTAACACCAACAGATAAGGTATACTTCTTACAAGAATCAGAAAATGAAAGATATGAAGTATATTTTGGTGATAATGTTATTGGTCAAAAACCAGTTGACGGTAACATAGTTATTGTCGAATATTTGGTAACAGATGGTGAAGCTGGTAATTATATTGGTAACGGTAATACTGCAACAACTAAGTTTTATTCTGCTTCTCCAATTCAAAATTACTCTTCTGTCGTTGTCACAACATTAACACCTGGTTTTGGTGGAGCAGAAAAAGAAGATATTGAACATGTAAGATTTGCTGCTCCAAAGAATTATCAAGCCCAAAATAGAGCTGTTACAATTAATGATTATAAAACATTATTGGTGAGAGATTATCCAAACGCCTTAAGTCTGTCAATTTGGGGTGGTGAGGATAATGAACCACCAGCATATGGTAAAGTCTTCATCAGTATTAGACCAGTTCAAGGATATGAATTAACTAGAACAACAAAAGAATATATCAAGAATACAATTTTGAAGAAATATAATGTTGTGTCTATTGTTCCTGAAACAGCACTTAATTCTACATATTCTTGTTTATGAAATTGTTGATCCATCTTACATTTATCTGATTGTTAACTCTACTATTAAATATGATGCTGTTAGATCCGTATTGAGTGAGGGTGATTTGAAGAATGTTGTAATAAATGCAATCAAGGATTTTGCAAGTACAAGTATTAATCAATTTGAAAGAACATTTAAGTATAGTAAATTAACTACTGCTATCGATGCATGTAATTTTGCTGTCAATAATAACGTAACTTCTATTAAAATGAAAAAGAAGTTTATACCACGTTTAAATGCAAATGATCAATATACTATTAGATTCCATAATCCGATAGTTCCGGGTTCATTGACTTCAACTGGTTTTACTGTTATAGCAGATCCTATGATTAGTTTCTTCGAAGGTGATCAATATTATTTTGATGACTTAAATGGTTTAATTAGAATTTATAAAATTGTTCAATCTGAAAAAGTTGTAATGAAGAGTAACAGCGGAACAATTAATTATAATACTGGTGAAATAGTGATAACAAGCTTTTTACCAAATACTATACTAGATGGTAGCGTTGATATTAAGTTAACTGTTAGCCCATCAAATATGGATGTAATTCCTGTCCGAAACGATTTGATTGTATTAGATGACTTTGATATTAGTGTAAATATGCAAGTTGACTCCTCAACAATAGTATAATTTTATGCCAGATAAATCTTTATCTCCACATATTTTAGAAAAATTACCAAGATATATTGTTGGTGATTACCAGAAGTTTGCTTCTTTTTTGCAGGCATATTTTGAATGGCTTGAACTACCATCAAATGTCTATAATACAGCAACAGAATACTTAAATTATAGAGATATAGATAAAACTTTAGTTGAGTTTGTTAAATATTTTGAAAAAGAGTATCTGGTTAATATTCCATCTAAACTATATTCTGAAAATGGTTCATCTGTTGATAAAGCTACTGTATTAAAACATATTAAACAGTTTTATCAAAGCAGAGGATCAGAGAAATCTTTTAAGTTTTTGTTTCGAATTCTATTTAATGAAGATGTACAATTTTATTACCCAAAAGTGGATATGTTATATGCTTCTGATGGTAAATGGGCGTATGATAAGATTGTAAGATGTACTTCAAATAATGATGTTTTTCAGTTTATTGGTAAAAAGATTACTGGTGTAACTAGCGGTGCCACTGCTGCTGTTGAAAACGTTTTTCAATATCAGCAAGGACCGGATTTAATTACTGAGTTATATATTTCGAATGTTATTGGTGAATTTTCACAATCTGAAAATATTTCTTGTTTTATTGGTCAAAATACAGTAACAGAAACATTATTTAATTTGGTTACTGGCATTACGGTTGATGATCCTGGTGTTAATTATAAAGTAGGAAATTTAGTTGTTTTATCTGGAAACGGTACTGGTGCTGAAGCGATTGTAGAGAAAGTAAAGGGTGTAATATCGTCAAATATTCAAGTTATTGACGGTGGATATGGATATATTGATGTTCCAAATACAACAATATATGGTACTGGTTTTGATGCAAAAGTTACAGCCAATTTAACACCAACTGGATTGTATAAAGTTGATATTATTAATTCCGGTTCTGGATATGATATCAATTTCCCACCAACAGTACACTTTTTACCAGAAGAGTTAACTATTACATTAAATTCTGTAACTGGTGATTTTTTGACTGCTACTAGGTTACGTGGTGCTGTTTCTGGTGCCATAGGTACAATAGATACTGTTGAATTTAATTTGAATTATGTTATAACACTAACGAATTTAACAGATGAGTTTGAAATTGGCGAAACTGTTATTGCACAGCATTTAGTTTCTGGTGTTTGGGTTGACTTAAGTGATGGTGGTGTTATTGCTGATATGTCACCATTTACAGCAACAGCAACAGCAACAGTAGACACGAATGGATTTATTAGTAAGATTGATATATTGAATTCTGGTGCTTTTTATAAAAAGCCACCTTCGGTTAGATTGAAAAGAGATAATGGTGATTGGGATGATTACAGTATATTGAAATCATATTTGTTACCAACAACTGTACAATCAGTAACAGTAACAAGTCCTGGTAGAGATTATACTTCCGATGCTGAAGTTTCTGTTTCTTTTTCTGGTGGTTTAATTAACGAAGAAAATGCAAGACACGCAATTGCTTCGGCCGAAATATCTGGTCAAATAGTAGATATTAGTATTACAAATCCGGGTATAAATTATACATCTGTTCCTACTGTTGTATTTTCATATGCATCAGGATCAAATGCAACTGCAACTGCAACTATTGGACCAGTTTTTACATATCCTGGTAGATTTTTAAATAATGATGGATTTGTTTCTGCTGATAAGTATATACAAGATTCTTTCTATTACCAAGTATATTCATATGTTTTAAGATCAACTATTGGATTTACTCAGTATGAGGATGTTGTACATAACGTCTTGCATCCTGCTGGGTTATTGTTATTTGGTACAACAATATTATCATCATTGGTGCAATTAGGACCAACATATAGAAGCTTCGAAGGTGAAAAGAATCTATATCAACCAACTTCTGGATTTTCACAATCATATCCTTCACCAAACAATGGTTATTGGTCTGGTCATGTAGCAAATACACAAACAAAAGACTGGACAGATGCAATAACTGGTGATGTAATTGATAATAGATTAACTCGTATTGATAGAGCACCAGATGTATTTCTAAACATATATAATCCTGTATATTCTATTCCGGAAGCAATAGTTGAATATGATTTTATTCAGGGTGTAGATACACAGGTTTTATATGATATTACATTAAATCCAACATATGATGGTATACTTGGATCTCAACATGACGTGGATATTAATGATCCAACATGGGTTTCATATGGGCTGAAGTTTAATGGTACTTATGTGAACTGTAGCTCTGTTCCAGTTAACCCATTAGAACAAACAATAATTGTTGTAGCTAAAGTTGATGAACTATCTATGCCTGCTTCAATTATTGGTTGCATTGATAGCGATAATGATACAACTTGTACTGGTTATAGTATCGACATTGATTTAAATAGAAAACTTAGATTTAGATCTCAGAAAAGAACTTCAACAAACCAAACATATGATTTAAATTTGCAATATCCTGGTGGTCCTGATTTTGAGTTAGGTCAATGGTTTTTCTCCGCACTTAGATATAAGAATAATACATTATATGGTAATTTTAATAATTTGAGTACTGTTAATGTACAATATCCGTTAGATGTTGAATCTTTAGGTATAAATAATAATACGAAGGGTTATTATATTGGAAATCAAGGTTTCGTTAAACCTATGACTGGTGGGTCCTTCTATGGTGGATGTTTTTATGGTGGCTCTTTATATGGATCAGGAGCAAATGTTCAAATAACATACGTTTCTGTGCCATCAAATTGGAACCAATCTCAGTTCAATGAAACGTATTTTGATGGTTCAATTACAACAAATGTTGTCTTTATTCAACCAGTACCCGGTCGTCCTCTATTAAATGGTATTGTTGCGTATGTTTTGATATATGATAGAATCTTGTTGGATGAAGAAATAGAAATTGTGTACACAAGTCTAAAGACTT